GTAAACCGAAAGGCAGCTATTGCAGTCCTCCGCAGTGTCCACTGAGGCCAAGACAGTGCCCACGTTGTCCATGCGAAGAGTGCGAATGTAATCTGTTTGGTTGAACTGACGAACGTAGGCTACGGCGATTTCGTTAGTGTCGATTTCTACAGCATCCATCCACTTATTGGTGGGGTGGACGTCAGTAGCAACGATAAAAATACTAGACCAGGGGCTCCCTGCGTCAAACGTGGGCGTTGCATCCATCCGCAAAGCAAGCAAGTTGGTGCCCATTGTCAACAGGAGGAAAATATAATCTCCCATGGCAACCAAACGGCTGGCTGTTCCGTTGTACCGAAACCCTCCTATGCTAACCATTTCGCTGACAATGATGCGGTCGCCAGTGGCGTCATCAATGACAGAGTAGAACATGCGAGCCGAAGGGTTAGTGGTCGGATCTGAAGAAAGCCACGTGTAGACCCTAAATCCGTTGTGAACAATCATCTGCACGCCGTACTGCTTTGTGACTGTTCGTTCAAAACCGGGAGCGGAGCGGCCTAACTTAGACTGCTGCCCCCACCCGATTCGCTCGGAAGTTGTAATAACGGGCGTGGCTTGATCGCGATACGTCCAGTTAGCGTCTGTGGATGAACGGCTTACCACGTAGTTGCCATCAAAAAGCAGCAGCTCGTCTTCCAAAACCCCCATAGACTCGCCGCTGGTTACCGGACCCACAAAGGGCGGGGTAACCGCGTAAGCAGAGGGCCATGCGCGGTCCACGTCTACGTTGAGGTCGTCATATCCGTTGCGCTTGGAAATCTCGCCAGTCTTGTTGTAAACGCCGTTTTCCATGGTTTCCATGGTGCCCGGCACTACCAAGGCTTCTGCTGTGACTTCGTCTACGCCGCCCGCAAAGGTGACTGCTACTTTTTGCTTTGCTAGAGAGCCGTCTCGATTGCGCGCCATTATCCCACCAATAGGTCTACGGTTACATCAGCCGAACAGTCCAAGACAACAAACTTGGACCGAGAGTCTGGGGAGGTGTAGTTGGACTCCCATACGTCTGCGTTGGCGCTTTTACGGATTACAGTCCACGCGATGTAATCGCGCCCCAACTTGTGAGCCACACGCTCGGGCGTGCCCGCAGTCATGGACACCTTGGTGATAATGCGGCCAGTAGCAAAAGGGGACGCTTGCTGCGAGCGGAACTTTGCATCCACCTGCTGCTGAACGTCTTGCAGCGCCCGGTTCGTTGTGTCGTCACCAGTGCTGTAAAGGTCCTTGCGGAGCGCCCTGCCTTTGGCAGCTTCTACCACCAGTCAAACCCGTCCACGTAAGCGTTGGCGTAATCCACATCAATCACATGGGAAGGCTGACCATCATCTCTGGTTCCACTCAGAGAATCAATCTTGGCTTCGATGTCCTGAATGCCTGCATCCACAATGGCCGTAGACTCTTCGCGCTTCATCTTTACCAGGCGAACAGAGTGCAGAACTACAAAGCGTTCCCATCCATTGATGCCGTCAAAGTTGTCTGCTGGAAGTGTGAGAGTTGGAGCTGCTGGGATGTACCAAATGGTGATGTTGTGAGCGCCTTGAGGCGTAGGCCAAAACACTACGTCGCTTTGCTGGGTCATGTAGTAAATGTTTGCCCAGTCCGTCCATCCTTGGACGTTGCTGTTATCGAGCCCCATGAACTTCTGAAAGTCCATTCGAAGCAGCTTGACGCGCCTTTCACTGGTGTAGTGCCAGCGGACGCCCAAAATCTTGAAAAAGTCTGCCGGTAGGGCAACGGTGCGCGTGCCTCCTACCGTAGTGCCCGCAACTGCCGTGGCGTAATATTCATCGCCGCGTGCCAGGACGAGCTTGCCGTACAGCTCGGCAATCGACTCATTGATGTAGTCATCAATCTCTGAGTCTGGGTGGAACGGGTCGTTTTCGATGTCGGCGCGCCGCCGAACCATCAGTCTAAGCGTTTGCAGGTCTACATTCCGTGCCATCGAACCACCTTAGAAGTCCCCCGGCCCCCCGAAGGGGGCCAGGGTACGAGTTACTGCGCCAAACTGCGGACTAGGGTCAGGTGAAAGTAGACCTTTGCGTCGTCGGCAAGTATAGCTGCCCCTCCGGTGTCGTCGTATACCTGAAACGTAACGGTAGGAGTGTTGGTGTTGGCGAAGTTGCTCGCCTCTACCGCAACGTAGTCGTTGACTCCAGTGCCGCTTGCGTTAGCGGTCGCGGACCACAGTTGGTAGTAAGGATCAGTCAGCGTAACAACGTAGGTTGTTCCAACCAACGCTGCCGTGAATCCCACTCCCGTAATGCTGGCCACGGCGCCTGCGCCGCCTCCAGCCGTGATGGCCCCTCCCAAAGAAACCTGAAGGTTACCTGGGACAAGGCCGTCCTGGTAGATGGTCGTCATTAGAGCTGTACCACGCCGTTGTAGCCTGGCGCAGTGCAGGCAAGGTTACCACGGTAGACAGCGCGGAACTCAACCGAGTCAGCGTTCTGAACCATGCGGCCACCGCCCTCACCCGCGCCGCGAGTAAGCATGTGCGGAAGGCCCTTGAGGTGGTGCATCTCCCAGGTGTCCATCTGGAGCATGTAGCCGGTGCCCTGCGGACAGTCGACGTCAGCCACGACGTTGGCTTTTCCAGCGGTGGTGGTGATGATCATGGAATCAAAACCAACCGTTGCCGAACGCTTGCCACCAACCTGAGTGGTCATCGTCTCGAAGCGAGCGCGACCCTCAAGAGACAGCTCAAGCCGCTCGTAGTCGATCGGGTTGAGGAAGACCGTGTCAGGGCGTCCACCGTTCCGAACGATAAGAGTCGAGATGCGCTTCAGGGCCTCTTCGATGGGAAGCCCGATGCCATTGAACCGGCTACCCGCAAGGCGAGTCGGGTCAATAGAGCGGTCGAGACCAAAGAATGCGTCACCAGCAACCGGAGCAACGGTGGGAAGCCACCCGGAGAGTCCGGTCACCACAGTTCCGCCAGCGGCCAAGAGGTCCCCCTCCTGAAAGAGGAAGTCGCCGGGAGGTCCGGCGATCCAACCAGCGGGAACCGCGCCGCCCGCAAGCTGGAAAGTTCCTGCGTTGCGGTCTACTGCGCTAATCGTGTCGGCGCCTGCTCGAATGACACCGGCAACACCCGTTCCATCCCAGTTCGCTGCGTTGATCATCATGTTCACCTCGAAGTGAACAATGTCAGATGCGTTGGTCAGAGTAACAAGACCACCAGCGGTGATGGCACTAATCTGACCACGAGCGCCACCGCCGTTGCCGTAAAGGTTGCCCGAAAGGTTGCGGGACAAGTTCATGAGAGCGCCGTCGCCCTTGAACTTGAGCACCTTCATAATGGCACCGACGTCACGCGACGAAGCCTCGATAACCTCGTTGTTCAAACGCCAAAGCTGGTAATCGCTCTGACGAGTGATGTTGAAGCGCTGGTCAGAACCAGAGCTAATGTTGTCCTGCGCGTCCGTAAAGGTTGCGCTTCGACCACCGGCGGGAGGGCTGCTGGAGACGGCGATTGCCATCGTGCCGCCCGCGTCAAATCCGTAGAAGTCTTCGCGCTTGCGAACCTTCGCGAGGAAAGGGTGGTTCTTGTAAAAGATGAGTTCTACCCGCTTCTGGGGGTAGATCTTCTTCATCGCCGCAGCGAAGTTCGTCTGTGTAACTGGTCCGATTGCCATTGTGTTTACCTATAAAGTTGTTAGCCACCCAAGAAGGCTTCTGAAGCAAGACGAATCATTTCGTCCTCATCCGGCAAATCATCTACCGATGACAAAACCGAACGCTCTCCTGCTGACTGATTAGTTAGAGTTGGTGTTCCCTGTACAACTTCACGGGCCGAAACATGCTGCGGCTGATTCATCTGCTGCGCGGATAGGCCAAGCATTTGGCGAATCACGTCGTTACTTTTTAGAGACTCAATCTGCTGGGAGAGCCCTGCCTCATATTGCTGCAAAATCTCTCTAGCATCAAGAACCTCTCCGGTGTCTTCGTAATGATTCAATATCGCATAAAAGACATCGCCCACCGTTTGCTCGCCTCGGGAGGCCGCAATTGGGTGTGTTTCAGCAAGTTCTTGGACCAGATCTTCCAGACCGACCCAAAGCTCCTGCTCTTCTCTCTGGTATTCAGCTTCCACCAGTTGATTTTCAAGCGCCTGAAGACGGTCCTGCTGCTGCGACCATCGGTTTTCTTCGGCTTCCTTGGCAATCAGTTCTTTGTCCTCTCCCAGAAGATGCTGGGTCAGTCGTTCATACGCTTCGTCTCCGCGCATTCCCTGCCGCTCAGCGAACTCCTGAAAGACATCCCAGGCAGACTCCCGAAAAGAAGGCTGCTTTCGGTGCTCTCGCTCTTCATCAAGCGCCAGCATTTCGTCTTCCAGCTCTCGCTGTTGACGCCTCAACTCAGCATTCTGGCGCTCCAGTTCCACAATATCAGGGGACCGAGGCGCTGAATCAGCCGCTTCCGCTTCGGGCTGTGGCTCTTCTGGGGCGCTTTGAACTTTTTGCACCGGCGCTTCCATAAATGATTCCGATGACTTAGCATCGTCTGCATTTATCTGAAACGTTGTGTTCATAAAGCTGTTGGCTGCATCTTCAACTAGTGAATCCCCATCAATGAGTTGTTGGTCACTTATTTCTGGCGCCCCGTCTTGGGGAGCATTTACCGCTTGCTCGCTCATGCTGTTGCTACTCCTGGCGAGGCTTGTAACATGGCAGCTTCCGCACTAACCGGACCAGCCCCAGCGCCCGGTAGCGGCATATCCTGCGCCTGCGCCGGTAGACTGCTCGGCGGGACGTTAGGATTTTTCTCCTGCGACATTGTCTTGTCGATCAAACGCTTGCACGCCTCAATGTACCGACGGATCATCTCTAGCCGGTCTTCGGGTGCCTTATCCATTTTAGCTTGCAGATAAGTGGTTTGGGACAGTTTCAATGCCAGCATCAAGTCTTGGTACGGCTCGGGGTGAACAAATTCACCCTCTTCTAAAATCGACTCCATTTGGTCGAGGACAATGTTGTAGCTCGCTACCTCTAGCGTCTGCACTTGCTCCAAATCAGGAAGCTCCAAAAGGTGCATCGCCGTAACCTTGTCTACCAAACCACTTCGCAGCCACTCTTGAACCGTCGCAGTGCGGCCCGCAGGAGTGCTCGGAAGCAGGCTGGTCGGAAAGATTTGCATCACATAGCTGGACTCATCAATGTTGATGTCTGACCACTTGATCAAATCTACCCACTTGCGGCTGCGCCGCTTGTAATGAGCCATGACCTCGGGAGTCTTCCCCTGCTTGTGCATTCGCTGACTCATCCGAACGATAATCTTCGCCGCATCCATGTAAAAACGCTCATATTGCTGCGCCGGGCCAGCATGGCGAGTGTCTTCAATGTCGTTGTACTCACGCAGCGCGGCACCACTCTCAAGGTCGGCTGGCTTTTTGCCCTGCGCCGCCATCTCACTTACGCCGGTCTGACGCAAAGCGTCCATCTTGAGCTGCTGAAGGTAGCTGATGACCTGCGGGTGAATGGGCTGATGGGTCACCACTTGGGGCGGTTGACCCTGGTACTCAAGTATTCGACCCACGCCGTTGGTAATGTGGCTTTTGAGAACCTTCGAGCCAACCTGTACCGCAACCCAAGGGTTCGCAAAAAGGTGGTAAGATTTCTGAATTTTATCCAGGAGTCGATTGATTTCAATCTGTATCCCGTTGATATCTTTTGCGATTCCGCTTCCCCAGAATCCAATCGTCGGGCGACTCCATTGGAAAATCGCAAACGGGAACCAGTCTTCATCCCACTCCTCCTCAAACAGCACGGCGCTGCTTAGTGAAATGACGTGCCTGCCGTCCTTGGCTCCCGGGCCGCTGGGCAAATGCCAGCTTTCTACGCAGAGCTTTTGGTCTACCAGGCTGTCGATGTCTACGCCCTCCCAGTCAGCGCGCTGCGCTAGCTCGATCGCGTTCTTCAGCTCTTCTTTCTTGTTTCGCCACTTATCGCTGTCCGCAAACATCTCGTAGATAACGTTCGTGTCGATATGTTTCACGTGGAACATCTGAGTGGGATGTCCATCGCGCCCGTCGGCGTAATCAACAAGCAGCTCCCATGGGAAGACGCGCTCGTTCCAAACTTTCCAGTTTCCTTCTTTGGTTTTCTTCTCGTAGAATTTGAGAATGCCCGGCCCCATGATGCAGGCGTCTCGAAAGCAGTGAGAGCCTTTGTCATAGATGTCTGTCTCGTAAAACGAGCCTTCGACGTACTTTTCGAGCCTCAGCGCGGTTCGCTGCTGGGTAAAGTCGCCACCGCTGGTCAAAAAGGCGGCCTTGGGGCGATTTTTGCCGATTCTGCTGGCTACGGTGTCAATCACTGACTTGACCACGTTGTAGCGCAGGTAATTTCGCTCATTCCAGAAGGCCCCAGGGGTAATGTGGGTGCTACCCATGAGGTTGAGGATTTCCTTGTTGCCGTAAAGGCGCAGATAATGAAGGATTTGTGAGCGACGGTTCTCGTCTTCGGAGATCACGTTGGTCAGGGCGGCCCAAATCTCGGCATATGGGTCTTTTTCGCGCCACCAGCGCATATCAGGACGGGGATTTTCGCTCAGCATTATCATTACGCACTCCGATAGTGATCGTGATCGTGTTGTTCTTGCAGAGCCATCTCAAGCTCTACCCGCTGCCGAGGGGTAATGTCCCCCTCTTCCAGAAGCTCTTTAGGCGTCCGAGTTCCCGTCAAAAGGTCGCTCAAAGCCCTCTCATCAGTGGGAATGGTGCGCTCAGGAATGACCTGAACCCCTCCCTGGTTCTGAAACGACACCTCAATGGTGTCCTCGCCGTCAATTCTGACATGAGAAGCCCCTAACTCGGAAACTTTCTTCAGAAACTCCAACCATTCGTTCATTTTTTGGTTCATCAGCTCACCAATCCTCAAAGGCGTCCACAACTAGCTCGCCACCTTCTCCTTTTTCCCACCAAGCGGCCTGACTTTCAAGGTATGCCTCCTGATTCTCGCGCTCCTCCTCCTCTTTTGCCCACTTTTCCCAGAACTGGGGAGTGTTGGGCTGAGGGGATGTGGAGCGGTCAGTAGACTGAAAACCCCTGCAATCTCGCCATCCGTAAAGGCAGGCGTCCGCTAAATGGTCATCATACTTGCGTTCGTCGTATTTTTCTTGCTTTCTGCCGTCTCTTGTGATCCAGGGCAGCGTTTGCCACTCCCTAACCAGCTCATCGTTAGGGGCTGCGACCAATTTGATGCGTGAAGCAATCAAATCACCGTTCATGTGGTCAATATAGGCCAGTTTTTCGCGTTTCTCGGCGGGTTTGACGTAAATTGCATGGCGAGACTGGAGTTCTTTCGCATATGCCTTCCCCATCCCACCCGTATCACCCACAATCGTCTCAAAAGCCGTCACGGGCTCGCGGTTCGTTATCCGTGCGTACCTATCCTGCAAAAGTCGGATGTGCTCAGCAACATCAGTCGGACCAAGGTCAGGGCGCTTGTAAGACTCGACGACGTACACGCAAGGATCATGCGCGTGATAAGCCAAAACAACGAAAGCCGTTGGGTCCACGACCCCAAAGTCCATCGCCAGCACGTAAGTGTACTCAGCCTCATTATCTGGCAGAGATTCTACTAGGTTTCGCTCCTTCTCGAACTTGTACACCAGCGCAGAATCGTC